TAGTTGTACCACCTCTTCCTTCTAGTTAATTTCTAAAAATACGACTTTTTTTACCGCTCGATTAGCTAAATACTAAAGAGGAAGAAGTTTATGAAGAATCGTACAATTGTAAACATCGCAGGACAGGATTTAGAAATTGTTCTAAAGTCCGGTCGCTTGTTTGAGCATATATGCTTATCTGCCGGACAGAAGATTTCTGTTCCAGAAAAATCAATTACAGACCTTTGTCTGGAACTTCAAAAAAGACATCTTCTCAACATAATTTAAGGTAAAATATGGCTAACTTCGTTTCCCCCGGTGTTTATACGATTGAAAAGGACGTATCTGATTACGCTCCTTCTGTCAATCCGTCTATCGTTGGTTTGGTAGGATTTGCTTCTCGCGGTCCTGTTGACACCCCAACACTCCTAACCAACCCTGCCCAAGTGATTCGGGAGTTTGGTACTCCTGACCTAGTGAATGGCGGTCAAGGTATTTATGCGGCTTTGGAGATTCTGCAAAAGACTAACCAAGTTTATTATGTTAGAGCCGCGACTTCTGAAGCTAAAGATGCTCGATACACTATTCCTTTGGTGACCCACCCAAACATTGCTGTAAACATGGGTGCTTTTACTGGACTGGCAAATGGTACTGTAGCTTATAGGTTTGATGTAAATGCTTGGGATAAGAACGGCGCATCCGTTGGGGAGACCGCTACCTTCTACGCTTATCGCGACCGCCCGTATGCTTCTGCGTTATCTGTAATGCCAGCGCCGCTAGATGCGACTGGAATGACCACCGACCTGTGGCAGCAAGCTATACAGGCTGGTCTTGGAGATGCAGTCAACCCAACTACTGGACCGGTTTCCTTCATTCCTAGTGGTTACGGCGCTACAAGTGGTATGCTTGTAGCAAGAGAACCGGGCGCAACTGGGTCCACCGCTTCACGACTTACAGTCAACACGTTTATCTCCTCTTCTCTCAGTGTTGGGGGAGGCGCTCGTGGTCAATTTGATTTTACCGGAACTTGGTTGTCAGGTCAACCATTCGATGTTAATGACTTCGTATGGTCGGCTGCGGCAACGACTGTTAACTCTGTAGGAACTGTATCCTCCACGCCTTTCTTTGTTGTTCCTGATATGGCGACTGGTCCTACCACCTTCTTCGGTGGTAGTGCCTGTGTACTAGAAGCAGCGCAAGCCGACGCGTTGGGATATGAGGATGGCGCTTGGACTGGAAACGTACCCTCGGGCGCTCTTCTTGATTACGTCGATGCGACTCAAGCAGGTGCTTATCAAATAAATTCCCTGTACCCAGGACTAGGCTATAACTACTCCGCAGTGAACTATACGGGAGGGTTACAGTACCGTGGTCTTCAAGCAGATATTGTTCATACTAACGACCAAGGTCGTTTTGTGACTAACATCTATTCCGAGGGAGGTTTGGAAGAAAGCTACGAGATGGGTTTATGGAAGCCCGGTAGTACCACCTCAGCAACCAGCCTATGGCCGGAAGACGTTCTTAATCAAGGACTTATTAACGCTGTTTCTCAGTACGTTAAAGGTAACTTCTACCAGTATGATTCTAGCATTGAACCTTCTGGTACTAATACCTGGACTGAGCCGACCACCTTCGCGGGAGGTACTACGATTTCAACCGCTTACCAAATAGGTAAGTCCTCGAAAGTCGCCACCGCCGCACATGCATTCCGCTGCCTCTCTTTAGATGGTACTGCAAATAACCCGAACATTTACTTCGACCTTTCTGGCGGTAAGAATGGTGATGCTTCGGATTACGGTGGTAACTTAAGTAACTCTAACGTAAGAACAGCGCTGATTGGACAAACTGCCGCCCAAGGTCTTCGGGCTTTGGACTCGGAAGCAACTCCGATTACCATGGCTGCTGTTCCAGGCGTAACCGACCAGAACGTACAGAACGAGCTTGTTAGCTTGGCTGAGACCACTCAAAACTTTATTGCAGTTGTATCTCCTCCTGTAGGATTTAGAAGCGCTCAACAAGCCATTGCGTGGTCTAACGGTCAAGCAACTGGTAGAACCGCCGCTCTAAACAGTAGCTACGCTGCTCTATATTGGCCATGGGTAAAATCCTTTAACACCTACACCGGCGCTGATACTTGGTTCGACCCGTCAATCTTCGCTATCGGTCAGATGTGCTTCACTGATGAAGTATCGGACCCATGGTTTGCCCCTGCTGGCTTGCGTAGAGGTCGTCTGACTAAGCCGACTGATGTTGAGGTACAACTCAACCAAGGCGATAGAGACGCTCTCTATGGTCCTGGGAATGTTGTTAACCCGGTAACCAAGTTCCTCCAAGATGGAATTGTTATCTACGGACAAAAAACAACTCAAAGAGCATCTACCGCTCTAGACAGAATTAACGTTCGTCGCTTGATGATTTACTTACGTAGACTTGTACTACAAGCCGCCCGTAGGTTTGTGTTTGAGCCGAACGACCCCGTTACTTGGGAAGCTGTACGAAGCGTCATCAACCCCGCGTTGGCTGACATTCAACAGAGACGAGGCATCACTCAATTCTCTGTAACGTGCGATTCAACTACTAACACTCCCCTTCGCGTTGACCGCAACGAACTTTGGTGCAAGGTTATTATCAAGCCTACTAAGACCGCTGAAATCTTGGTATTTGAGCTTAACCTCACAAATCAATCAGCTAGTGTATAACACTATATAATATTGAGGTAAACAAACAACATGGCTAATGGAAAATACTACGTAGACAGGGCTGCCGAGCTAATCGCTGACAGCCCACGTCTTTCCCACGCACTCGAATCTTTCCGTGCATACGCTTGGGAAATTCAGATTCCGCAATTCGCAGGTGCTCTTTCTAACGTTCCTGGTCTGGAGTCACAAGACCGTCTTACTCTCGCCGCAAAGCAAGTTACTCAACCGGGCTTTACTGTTGAAGACATTGAAGTTCATCGTGTAAACGAAAAGTTCTACTATCCCGGCAAAGCTTCACCTGATGAAATTACTGTTACTTTTGACAATTTAATCAAAGGTGATATCGCTGATGCGCTTTTCGCATGGATGAGAAGTGTGTACGACCCAGTCTACGGTATTCACTATGGTGGTCTAGGTAACGGCACTAGCGAAGTAAACCCAAGCCCTGAGGGTCTTGCAGGTATTACTGAAGCTCCCATCTTCAAGAGAACTGTAACTATCTGGCAACTAGACGCTCACCGTAACCCGATTACTCACGTTAATCTCTACGGTTGCTACCCGAAAGGCTGGAAGCTAGGCGAGTTTAACTACTCAACTAACGAGTTCCATACTATTGAGATGACCCTACGTTACGACTTCGCTGTCCAGTTTACTGAGACTTCTGATATCGATGCCGTAATGTCTCCGATAGCTATCTAATAAGTTTTAATTGAAAAATATTTAGGCTTTCCTGGTATATAATATCAGGGAAGCCTACTTTTATATCATATGGAACTATCTGAATTTCTTGACGCGTACCTAGAGTGTGGCAACACTTTGCTGGAGGGTAAGTTCACACAAGACCCAGAAAATGGAGTCAAGATGTTCGCTGTTTTTGCTCCGAACGAACTTCCCGGAGGAGTAACGATGCCAACTGAGGTGGCTACTGCTGCGGACGCCATTAAACAGGCTGAGGCATCTCAGGGAGAGGCTTCTTTTTCATACACTAAAGCCAATGGGGAAAAACACGTAGTTTATAGCGGAAAAACTTTTAACCCTCCTCGCCAAAAACACGCCAATTTTCTCGAACCTGAGTGGAAAGCAGCAATAGACCTTTATGCGCAAAAAAAAGATATAATTGACCAAGAAGTGCAGGGAGGAACCCCCGAGGCTGAGATGTCTCCAGAGCAACAAGCCGAACAAAGAAAAGCGGCTCAACTCGCTCAAGCTGATGCTTTTGCGGATAGCGCAGAACAAAATCTTGCTGATGCAGGATTTAAAGGAAAACTAGCTACTGCCACCCGAAGCCTATTCAGACAGATATCTGGTTTTGGTGGTGACAATGCCATCAGAAAAGCTGCACGTCAACGAGCAGGAGAAGAGATAAACGAGCAGGAGGAAGATGCCCTCAGGTACCAAGACTCCCTTATTGTAAATAGTCTTGTAATGAGAGTGGCTCAGATTGCTAAGGAAGTTCGTAACGGAGGAGAAAATTTAACTGAGAGCGACCGTAAATTTTTAAGGGAATGCCTTCGTTTACGTGGGCATGGTAATAGCAGAGGTATTTACATAGTCCCCAGTGATTCTGCTGGTGATGCCTGTGGAGGAGATTTAGCGAGTGTAGGTATGCCTTTCCAACAAGGAGGGGAGAGGTACGGAATTAAAATCGGTAATGAGAACTCTGCCATTTTTGAAGCTTCTGAATGGTTACACAAACAAAGTCTGAGGGAAGGTAATCCTTTATACGACGAAGGTAAGCCAGCTATCTTTTGGGGAGGAACTGAAGCTTCTAGAATGAACTCTTTCCGCGCCATGGATGGTGTGTTGAATGAGCATGGACCAAGACTCGCCCAAGCCTGGATTAAGTGCGGAAGAAAAATGCCATGTAAGGAAATGAATCAGCATATTGAAGGTATGTTGGCTGCTGAACAATTTAATTTAAATCTTTTGATTTTTGGCGCTGAACAACGTAACATGGGAACAATTCCCGACGAAACACAGTATACCGATATAAATGGCGATGGAAATGAACTTATTTTAGATGATATCGAAGCCACCCAAGGAGATGTTGATGGTTCAAAGGCTTTGGCATGGTATGTAGGAAGTCTTCTTAATTCATGGGATGCTATTGTATCTGACCCTATGTTCGATGACTGCGATTTTGAGGTAGTGGGTCGCGGTCCAACGGGACAACAGCAGGACGGTGGGGCAGTCAATCAAGATGTTCAAGTAAGTTGCGATAGGCTTGCCAAAAAACTTGTTGTTAATAAAAAGAATCAAGTTGAAAGTGGTACCGGAATTTTTGGCGACGATGCAGATAAAAACCGAGCCCATTATACCGGAGAACCGTCTACGGGTATAAACGTAAAAACGTCTAACGAAGGCACTGACGTTCAGTACGGTAAACGAGGGTGTGCTGTTATTGATGCCGTGGAGACGGATGCAGAGGGTCAAATTACTGGGTTTACAGAAAGCACAGAAAGAGCCCGAAACAGACACGCCAATTATTTATATGGGGTAGCGAAACAGAACGGGGAGGAACTAACTGAGCAGGACAAGGCTGACGCAGACGACTACAAAATGAAGGAGATAAACGCTGTTAACGACGTTATGAAATCCGTTGTTGCAGGAGGACTTTCTACCGGGACCGTAAATACTGTTATGGACGGTATTCTACGAAAAATGGGTTATGATGAAGGAGAACAGTTTGCTGGTTTGAAAAATATGATTACCGATTACAAAAACGCCCCAAACCCGAGCCCAGAAAGAGAAAAACTAGAAAAACAACTTAGAGTTACTCTTACCAACGCCTACCGTAATAAAAACCAGAACGCACCGGGGTTCCGCCTTAACATGGCAATAGAGTATTGCCAAACAGGTATGGCTACTCAAAACCAAGGATTTGTGATTACTAAGCCAGAAGGGGGAAACACCTACGTAGGCTCTGAGAGTGATGGTATTGGTACTGCCGCTGCAAATATTATGGGGTACGGTAGAGAGGGTGGTCCCGCTCCCATAACCTCTATCACAGGTACAGGAGTAAACTTTGAAGGGGGTATTAGCCTCCGTCGCAGGTTAAAGGAGGGGGTTATGGTTCAGGAGTCCCTAGAATCCACCGACTCAATCCTCCCCCGCATGAGAAAACTGAGCGGAGCCAAAGCCGCAAAGACCGGAGACTCCGTGGTCGGCAACTCATCCATGAAAGCCGAAGACTTCGTTAGACAGCTTCAGGAACTCATTCAGAGGATAGATAAAGTATCGACCGTCTAGAACTAACTCTGGACTCACCTGATACGGCTTCCCGACGATTACAAGAGCCATTCGTCTGGTCTTCTGGTAGATTACCATCCACTCTTTATTCGCATGAGAGGCGTCTTTCTGTGCTTGTGAGATGAAAGATTTGAAATCGCTTTTTCGTTTGAATAAATCATCAAGTTGTACATCATAACCGTTTTTACACTCAACAACAAAGGGGAATGAGGTTGGGGTAATTAAGTCTCCCTGAATGCGTAGATTCTCCGGCAAATTCTTGTGGGTGGTGGCGAAAGCTCCCGAACCGGGAGTACGGCTAAATTCCTTAGTGCCAAACCTCTCGTTAAGTAGCTTGGCTATCTTACGTTCGAAGTTGCTTCCCTTGCGCTTGCTGTTGACGCGCTGCTTTTTGGAGAATTCTCCAAATTCTAAAATTGAGTCTATATTTTTTGTCATGGCTTACTATAATATTGTATGACTGCCGACAAGGAAAAAATCACATTTGCTGTTGACGGCAATAATTTTGGTAACTTTAAACTCCGTGAAGGAGACCGAAGAATGAAACTATACATTAAATTAAGTAAAGAAGAGACGGACCAGTGGGACACTCTTAAACAAGCCCTTACGGGCGGACAAATGTCCAACGACACTCTTGCCCGCATCTTGTTTTTTAAAGGCATCCATGCCATTACTGCTGAACTTAACGAGCGCGTTGAAAACATGACGGAAGAAGAGAAAGAAGAAATCATGAAACAAATGAGCGCGGAACAAGCCGACGCCGCTATGCGCATGGCAGAAGAAGAGTTTAGTGGAGAGGACGATGAGAAGTCTGACCAAGATAACAACTGAGCATGAGTTGAATGAGGTACTAAAGAACCGTAAAAGTCAAAACTTCTCGGTTCTTTATTACTCAACTTGGTGCAAGTGGTGCGACCGTATTCTTGAACTTGCCGAAGAATGGGAAAACGAAGAAGGTCACGAGACCGTTTACTTAGTAAACAGTTGGGATTTACCTGAGTCGTTTGCATCATTTTCAATTACATCATCTCCATCGCTAGTTCATCTGGTGAATAAGAAGGTTGTAGTGGATGTGGAGTATCCTAAGATTTACTCCTTCTTCTCTACTCCGTCTCCTCAAGAAACGACTTAATCTTCTTGTCTTTATACTGTTGAATCTTTTCCTGATATTTCTTGTTTTTAGTATAAATAAGCTTCAGGTTATTCACTATAACAGTAGTGAAGTAGTTGAAAGCCGACCCCTTTTCACGGGTGAAGTTTTTAAGAACTTTCAAAGATAATACGAAACATTCTTGTTTAGCATCATCAAAATCGACTTTAAATTTAAAGGATATGAGAATGCTTGTAATTAATGAGTCTAGTTGCGTGATAAGTTCATCTTCATACTCCGAGGGATTTTCCAAGTAGTTGAAGATGGTTTCCTCAAACTTTTTATTATCAATATAATGTTTCTTTTTTTTACTATCCGCCATAACCTATCATAGAATATGGATTTAGAAAACTTACTGCAAAATTTCGACAAAGACGAAAAAACAAAAGATTATTCATCTACAGATATTGGTGATGAGAAAATTGTTTTCATTACCACTTGCCAATATCGTGAGCGCGGGAGTCTGTATGACTTCAACGACCATGAGTACGCGGCTGTTAAAATCCTTCTAGATAAGACAGGCGTACCCGAGGGACACTATCAGTTCGTACCCGCGATTCGGGAACCCAATATCTCAGAGGATGATTTAACAACGGCAGACTATAACACCCATCGTCCATTCCTTTACGAGGACCTGGACCAGATTAAGCCAGAGCTTATCATCCCTCTAGGTAATGTAGCGATGAAGACTCTGCTGAAGAAGTCTGGCTTATTTAATAAGCGGGGTAAAGAGTTTGAGCATGAAGGTTGTCCTGTAGTACCGACCTATAGCTCAGACCTCGTCTTCCTAGAACCAAAGCTACGAAAGCTATTTGTTCAGGATGTAGAGAACGCATACAATAAGTTCATCTTAAATAAGAATAAGTTTGACGGAACTGGGTATGTTCTATGCAAAACCATTGAGCAGTTCAATGAGCAAATGGACAACCTTAAAAATTATGACGCAGTAGGCGCAGACATTGAGACAACCGGATTGGATTTCAAGAAAGATGTAATGTCAACTATTGCGTTTTCGTACGGAGAGAATCAAGCCTTTACCGTACCTATTCATCATCGCGAAAGTCCATTCGATGATAAAGACAAAGAAATCATTAGAGAGAGGCTCAGTGATTTGATGGCAGATGCGAGTATTGAGAAAATTTTCCATAATTGCCAATTTGATTTAAAATTCTTGATGACTTTTGGAATTAAAGACTTTAATAATATTGGCGACACAAAAATTATGCACTCGCTACTCGATGAAAATCTTCCTCACAGCCTTATGGATTTAGTGAAGGAGTACTTCCCTCAAGAATTGGAGAAATTTTAATGATTACTGTAGAATATATTTGGTTGGATGGGTCTGTTGATATGCCCCAACTACGTTCAAAGACGAGAGTCTTTTCTGAGAAACACGCTTTGGCTGAACTGCCTGAATGGTCTTTCGATGGTGGTAGCACCAGACAGGGGGATTTGGTAGACTCAGACCGTAAGCTTAAACCGGTTCGGCTATATAAGAACCCTTTTAGTGAGGGTAATTATATGGTACTGTGTGAAGTTATGAATCCAGACGGTACTCCCCACGAATCTAATATGCGTAGCCTTTTGGCAGAACAGTTAGACGATGGCGATACTGGCATGTTGTTCGGGTTTGAGCAAGAGTATACTTTTGTAGACCCGATGATGCAACCCCTTGTACCAGAAGACATTAAGCAGGGAGATTTCTACTGCGGTGTAGGTGCAGGTAATGTTATTGGTAGGTTAATTGCGGACGAGCATTTAGTAAACTGCAATAAGGCAGGTATTACTTTGTTCGGCAACAACGCAGAGGTAATGATTTCTCAGTGGGAATATCAGACTAACCCTATGGACGCCCTACAAGCATCAGACGACCTGTGGATGTCTCGTTACATCTTGCAGAGGGGTAGCGAGAAATTCAATATGCGAATCTCGTACCACCCAAAGATTTACCCAACCTTAAATGGCGCTGGTTGTCATGTTAATGTGTCTACCGAAAAGACTCGTGAGAAAGGTGGTATTAAAGAAATCGAAAGTATGATGGACAAATTGAAAGAAGCTCACTTAGAACATATCAACGTTTATGGGGCAGGTAATGACCTGCGTCTAACGGGTGAGTGCGAGACTTCTAACTATGATGAGTTCTCTTGGGGCGTAGGAGACCGTAGTGCAAGTGTTCGTGTACCGTCGCACGTAAAGATTGATGGGTGTGGTTATTTCGAAGACCGTCGCCCAGCAGCTACCTGTGACCCTTACCTTGTAACCTCTCAGATGCTGGAAACTCTAGTTTAATTAAACCACCTAATAAAAGAATTAATAGATGCTAACCGTAACTAATGGAGGGACCCATGATTGGGAAAACATGCCTCTGGATGAAATGGCGTTGGGTAATGCCATGGACGCAGACTTCACTCTACGCGCCCACACCAACATGGTTGGAGAAATGAAGAGGAAGGGCGTAAACCATGTTTACGAAAAGCTCCTTAAAGAGATTCTCGTCGTAGCGTCAGAAGTAGAGCATCAAGGTATTTTGGTAGACAATGATTGCGTATCCAGATTCGATGAGCTTCTCGAAAAAGAAATTGGAGAGCTAGAAACTAAGCTCTCTGAGTTATCAGTAATTGACGGTGTTAACCCTAGGTCGAATGCCGACATGGGACTTCTGCTCTTTACTAAAGAAGGTTTCGGGTTAAGAGCCTTAGAGTTTTCCAAGAAAACTAAAGCACCGTCGATTACTGAAGCTCACTTACAGAAAGTGGCTGCGACTGCTACAGGGGATGCCAAAGAGTATATTGACCTATTACTTAAATACAAAGGTCGAGTAAAACAACACAAAACCTATGTGAAGGGCGTTGAGAAGGCGATTGAGTACAACGAAGATAATCGCGTGTATTCAAGCTACAACTTCGGAAATGTTGTTACTGGTCGCCTAAGCTGCTCCACCTATCAGGTGTCCCCGAAACACAAGAAAGGAATCTCCTTTCACACCTTGCCACGTCCTGATGAGGATGACCCCATTAATCTTCGTAGCATGATGACTGCGGATGATGGCAAAGTGTTTGTGGCTGCTGACTTCTCTCAAGCAGAACTGCGAGTCCTCGCTCAGTGCTGTAAAGATAAGAACCTTATTGAAGCTTTTAACTCCGGACAGGACTTGCACAGCTTCACGGCATCCCTTGTATTTGGCAAGGATGCTAAAGACGTAACAAAACAAGAAAGACAGATTGCTAAGAGCGTAAGCTTCCTCATTGTGTATGGAGGAGGTCCACACAAACTCGCGGAACAGATAGGTAAGTCGGTCGGATATTGTAAGAATATTTTTAAAGCTTATCAAGATTCTTTCCCGAAAGTTTTTAATTGGATTAACTTTGTACATAAGTTTGTGAGAGAAAATGGATACGCAGTGAGCCTTTTTGGGCGCAGGAGACATCTTCCAAATGTTAAGAGCCCCAATAAAAAATATCAGTACCGTGCTTTACGACAAGGCATGAACTTTGTTATCCAAAGCTCTGCCTCTGATTTAATGCTCCATTCAATCCTTCGTCTGCAAAAATACCTGAAAGCCACAGGGTTAGATGCGCAGATTCTTGCTACGGTCCACGACTCTGTTGAAGTGCAATGCTCAAGAAAAGACTTAAAGAAAGTTATTGAGCTTATGCGTTATGTTCTGGAAAGCACAGAAGATTTCAAAGAGTTGTATGGCTTGGACTTTGTTGTTCCTTTTGCTGTTGATGTTGAAGCAGGTTATTCCTTTGGGGATATGATTGATGCGGAATTCAGTAGCGAAGGACACCTGCTTAATGAAGCAGAAATTATAGATTATGTCGAAACCAGCTAAAGTTGTTATTTTAACGGATTTGCATTTACGTGCAGATTATTTTCCGGGGTTCTTGGATAAACAAATAGAGACCCTTCTGCACCTCACTAACAGGAAACCTTGCTCTCACGTCGTCATTAATGGGGACGTGTTTGAGCGTAGGAACCCTCGCAGTGAGGAGCTTTTGGCGTTTGATTATTTGTTGGATAATATTAAATGTAAAAATATTATTGTTAACAGAGGTAACCACGACACCCTCCGTAAAGACGGAACATCAGACACTATCCTATCACTGTTCTCTGAGAAAGCTAGGATTGTTAAGGACACTGAAACGATTCGAATTGGAGATGTAGACTTTGATTTTATTCCTCATTACGAAGATGAAGATAGAATCATTGCTGACCTAAAGAAAACAAAGAATCCAGTGTTCGGACATTTTGGGTTTGACGGGTGTGTATCTAATGGAGCATATGCTTATGAAGCCCGTGTGAAGAGATGGCATTTCAGAGGAAAACCTTTCGCTTTTCTTGGGCATATTCACAAACCTAAAATTTACGATAACGTCGTAATCCTAGGTACACAGTACTCTAATACGTTCGGGGAAGCAAACGCACAGAAGTTTTCGCACGAATTAGTAATTAGAGACCAGGAGATTGAGCTTATTAGAAAGCCCATCGGAAAGGGTATTAAGCATATCGTGGGGACCATCGATGAGATTCCCGCACTCGCCAAAAAACATAAGTTCGAAGACTTCTACACCATCCTCAGAGTTAAGATGGATAAGCTGGATTCCTACACCGAGGCGAGACTGAAGGAAGAGATATTCGCAGAATACCCTATCCAAAGTTTGGAACTTGTGTTTGAAGATGTGCTTCCCAAGTTCGAATCTGGATACGTACCTAAAAACCGTATCTTTAGTTTGGATGACAAGGTAATAGATGAGTATATCGACGCCAGCGATACTACGTTCAAAAAAGAAGATTTGATGAAAGGGTTATCGGAGATAAAAAATGCAGTTAAATAAAATAGAGATACATAATTTTCTTTCTGTAAAAGAGGCGGTCGTAGACTTCGATTCCTATGGAAACCTTGTTCGTATTGTCGGAAAGAATTTTGACAGCAAACCATCCGGTTCCAACGGGGCAGGTAAAAGCACTATTATTGAGGCTGTTATGTTTGCGCTGTTTGGAAAGACCATACGTAAAACCACTGACAAAAGTTTAAAGAACTACCATACTAAAGGAAAGTGTCGCGTTGTTCTTACGGTAAACGGAGACACCGTCATCGAACGTGTAAAACGAGCCCCTATGTTATCAGTAACGGTAGGGGATGAGAATTGTACTCAGGAATCTATTCAGGCTACACAGAAGTACCTGGAGCAGATTCTCAACATTAACCACAATGTTTTTCTTGCTTCTATCGTATTCGGTCAAGCGAATAGCACCGATTTTCTTACCGCGTCTCCTGAAGAGAAAAGAGCAATCATCCAAAACTTCCTCTCAGTAGGGGACCTGTTTGAGAATAGGTCCACCATTAAGTCTCTTAAATCTAAGTACTTAAACGACAAGAAGGTTAATTTAGCTCTTCTAAATAACGGCACCGATAAGATTGATAAAATATCCGACAAACTAAAGAAGTTACGGGCTATGAAGAAAGAGGCTAAATCTTTCTTGTCTTCTGAAAAATATAAATTTATTTTTGGCAAGTCTCTTACAGAAATACAAGAACAGGAACGTGCCTATCACGAAAAGGATTTAGAGTATGAACGCACTGTAGCGCGTAGGGACGTTCTGAGAGAGGGCATCCTCCAAACCCATTCCATGATAAAGAATTTGGGGGAAGCGCAGTGTGAGCATTGCGGGAAGCTGTCTCACGCTAACCAGGATAAGGTTGTAGCTCTCGAAAATAAAATACAAGAGATGTCCGATGAAGAAAGGGTTATAATCAAAAACATAAAGGCTTTAGGTAAGGAGGTCGATGCTTTGGAAATCCCTGTCACAACCGCAGATTTCGAAACCATTGAAAAGTTTAAGGAGATTGATACAGAGATAAAAATACTCACCTCCCAACGCAAAGAAGAGAAAAAGCTTATTTTGAAGTACGGTAAGCTTTCAACGGACGCACAGAAAAAGTATGACATCCAGAAGTTTTGGGAACACGCCTTTTCCGAAGCAGGTTTAATTAAGTACGTTATCCGTAATATTCTAGAGTACTTAAATGAGCGATGCAACTCCTATCTCAGCACTTTAACGAAAGGTAATTTCGTCATAAAATTTGATGATTCCTTAACAGAAAGCATCTATAATAACGGAGTCGAATGTCACTTCGATTCCCTTTCGGGGGGAGAGAAGAAGAGGGTGTCTTTGGCTGTGATGCTTGGACTCAATGACCTTCTTCTTTTGACAGGCAAGGACCGCTCTAACATTATTTTCTTTGATGAAGTTGCGGAAAACCTGGATGCTGACGGGGTAAAAGGCTTAATTGAGCTTATTCACCAATTGACAAAGCACAAGAAATTATTCTTGATTACTCACAACGAGTATTTAACTTCACTTTTAGAAGAATATTCTGAAACTTTAAAGGTTATAAAACGTAATAACATTACCAAAATCACTAAATAAAAGGCATAGAAAAATGAAATATACCCCTAACGGAAAAAGATTAATCGTGACTCGCAAAAAGCACGAGACTAAAACTAAGTTCGGCATTGTTCTCCCCGACACGATGACTGAAAAAAAATTGAGCGAAGGCTATATTGAGCGCATCGCACATGGTTGTGAAGGTGACCATTGGGAAGAGGGAATGCACGTTATTTTTGCTCAGTTCGCTGGTCAAGAGATTAAGGTGGGTGATGATGTGTATTTGGTCATGCCCGAAGAAGACGTACTTGTTTACGGTTGGGATAGTGAGGAAGAGTAATGGGTTTTGAAATCAAAGAAGATTCCTTAGGTCACACCATTTTCATGGATAAGTACGCTTATCCGGGAGAAGATTCCTGGAAGCAGTGTGCGAAGCGCGTGGCTAAAGCGGCTGCGGACCCAGAGTTCCCCGAAAATCGCGAGAAGTATGAGCAGAAGTTCTACGAAGCGATTAACAGTGGGGACTTCTGCCCCGGTGGACGTATCCTCTACGGTTCTGGTAGGAACCGCCAAAACATGCTTAACTGTTATGTTTTGGACCCTGAGGATTCTGTAGAGAGTATTGGTAAGATTATCTCTGACATGTACAAGATTTCTTGTGGTGGCGGGGGAATCGGCTTTAACTTCTCTAAAATCCGTCCCAAAGGAGACAACATCCAAAACATTAGGAACTCTGCTCCTGGGTCCATCTCAGTGATGCGAATGATTAATGAGATTGGAAACCATGTTCGCGCAGGAAAAAATCGAAGAACTGCGCTAATGTCTATCCTAGATATTACACACCCTGATTTCCTAGAGTTTCTCCACGTTAAGTTGGATAGGAATGAACTAACCAACTTCAATATTTCAGTAGCAATCACGAAGCGATTCATCGAAGCTGTTGAAAGAGACGAGGAGTGGCACTTTACATTCGGGGGACGACAAAGTAAATATTATGTTTATGAAGTTGGGCGTATCTCTGAGGAAGGCAACGACACAGTTGAGGTCGTAGCTAAAGACGAAGAGGACGCGCTTGGACGCGCCAAGCTGCACCATCTCAAGCATTACGCGGACACATTCCAAGGAGCTAAGAAGAAGCCAGTACGCGCCCGTGAACTCTGGGAACGCATTATAGACAATGCGATTGAATCAGGGGAACCGGGTATCTTCAACATTGATTTTGCTAACGAGTATACTAACGTATCCTATTTTGAGCATATGCCTTCTACTAACCCATGTGGCGAGGAAGTGCTTCCTGCATATGGCAACTGTTGCCTTGGTCATGTTAATCTTGCTAACATGGTTGACATGGACGGTACTATCGATTGGCGTAGGCTTGCTCGTACGATTCGCACGGGTACCCGGTTCTTGGATAATATTCTCACCGCGAACCACTTCCCTATCCCAGAGTGCGATGAAGCAGGAATCCGTTCCCGACGAATCGGATTGGGCATTACCGGACTCCACTACTTCCTCATCAAAGCTGGGTATAGGTATGGCTCCGAAGATTGCTTGGAGTTCTTGGAACGGTTATTCGCTACAATAAGAAACGAAGCGTACAAAGCCTCTATGTATCTTGGACGTGAGAAAGGTAGCTTTCCCGCATATGATTGGAGTAAGTTAAAGGATGAAAAGTACTTCAAAACTTTACCTTCGCGAATTCGTTCAGACATTAAGAAAAACGGACTTCGCAATGCCGTTCTACTTACGGTTGCGCCAACTGGAACTATCTCTATGGTCCTGGGCGTCAGCACTGGTCTTGAGCCGATATTCGCTCCCGTCTATAAGCGCCGTTGGCGCACTGGCACTGACGGTGTCTGGAATGAGGCTATTGTGGTGGACCCTCTGTTTAAAGAACTTCACTTAAGAGGTAGAGATGTATCTCACTGTGTGGGTGCTTATGATGTTACTCCAGAAGAGCATATTAAGGTCCAGGCAGTTGTACAGTCTTTTATTGATTCAGCAGTTTCAAAAACTTGTAATCTTCCTGCCGACTTTGAACCTTCTAATCTTTATGATGATTTGCTTATGTATGCAAATGATATGAAAGGGTTTACTTTTTATCGTGCGGGTTCCCGTGGTAATGAGCCTCTGGAAGCTGTCGATATTACTGGTATTGACTTGGATAAGCTCATTATCGAAGGAAAAATCGAAGAGCAGGTCCAATCCGTAGAAACTTGCATAAATGGCGTCTGTGAATTGTAATCAGGGACTATAATAAGTTATGGTAGGATGGGAGTTTCCAGGAGATAAAAACACAAATCGGTACACGAAGTTCCGTTTTGCATGTACAGACAACGAGTGTCCGGGTCACAGAACCTTTCACGCGTCTATGGAGGAACCTCCCGAGTTTGTCCCCTCAGGGTGTCCATGCCCTTTCGGAGGCGACCACGACGCAGAGTGGATTATCGATAAAGGTCCTGCGGTCCATATTCACGGAACCGCAGGAGGGGATAGAAATCCTCATTACACTACGGCGGCTGCTGAGTCTGAACACAGGTGGATGGAGCTACAAATTGAAGAAGCTAAGAAAGCCGTGAACGCGGAGGACCAACTAACTGGTACTGCCGCAAGCCCATACTCCAAAGTAGTTCCTAACTATGAGGAGATGGAAAAGAAGGGGATGGTAAGGCGTGATGACACGTCTACCTCCGAACAAAAACAGCGTATTCGTGATGAACGCGCTAAACGAGTAGCGGAAGATGCGTCCGATAAAATCGACCGCGAAATTGAACGACGACATATAGGACGACGACATGACGGATAAAACATTCAAGAAGATGGACAAGGTGTACGTATTTAACAAGTCCCAGAATCCAGACCCAGAATATAAAACCGAAGGAGCCGCAGGGTTTGACATTGCATCTAACGAAGATGTAACTATTCACCCGCACGAGACGGCTCTAGTAGGCACAGGGCTTCACTTTGTATTGATGCCCGGTTATGAAGCACAGATTAGATTGCGTAGCTCATGGGGTCTGAAAGGACTTATTATTCCCAACGCACCGGGAACCATTGATGAAGATTACAGGGGAGAAATTAAAGTTATGTTACATAACTTAACTTCTTTGCCTATCAATATTAACAAAGGTGAGCGCGTAGCACAAGCAGTTTGTGCCCAAAGTTTGCGTCCAAAAATTTACATTATGGACTCTGATGAATGGAACTCACCTCTTAACAAAACTCTTCGTGGAGAAGGTGGCTTCGGTTCAACAGGGGACAAATAATGGCATACGAATTTCAAGAATCTATTCAGCGCGGGATTGTGTATCTCGCCAAATCTGACGACAACTTTTTAGTACAGGCAATGCCTATGGTGAAGGAATCTTATTTTGAGTTTCCTCAACACCAGAAGTTTTGGCGCGTAATCAACTCGTACTACACTACTTACAAGAAGCTTCCATCAGATGAACAAATCTTAGAGCAAATCAGAGAGATAAAGACCGACAATGAGTTGATGTCTGATTTCAAAGAGGAGCTTACTGAAATCAATGGCGTTGATGAGAAGTCTTTGGAGAACGAAGAGTTTTACTTAGACAAAGTTGAGGAGTTTGCTAAAGAGCAGTCTTTGAAAGACGCTATAATCAATTCGATTGACCTGCTCAAACAAAAGAAGTTTGGTCGTATCGAAGAGCAGATTCGTGAGGCTTTATCTGTCAGCCGTGACGTAGACCTTGGCACCGATTATTTTGGTGGAGTGGCAGAACGTTACGACCGTCTGAACAACGCACACGTAAACGCACAGTTCCGCACTCCGTTTGAGACTATCAATCAGGAGCTAGAAGGTGGTCTTGCTCCCAAAGAGTTGGCTATGGTTGTAGCCCCTCCGGGAGTGGGTAAGTCTTTGTTCCTTGCTAATCAATGTGCGCGGTCGGTCATGGACGGCAAAGACGTTTTGTATGTTTCTTTGGAGATGTCCGAAGACCGTGTTGCTCAACGTCTAGACAGTATCTTTACCCGTATCAAGCAGTCCGAACTAAAGACGGGCGTAAAGATGTTGGAAGATAGGCTGGACCAAATGAAAGCGGCGGCTCCAAACATGGGTCGTTTGAAGATTAAAGAGTTTCCGACCAAGAGGCTCACCGTGACGGGTCTTCGCG